CAAAACTCGCCGGACTGAAGCATGAACGGGTCATCTTCTGTCTTGTCAGCGATGTTGATACGCACTAGCTCAGGGCTGTAAATGCTCTCGACCATCAGGTGGTCACCTAGCCGCACATCCAGGCTGGCTGGGTTTAGCAGCTCTGCATCGAATGGGACGACCATTTGGCTCTTCTGGCACCTGGCCTTGATTTCCCAATCAGACAGAACTGCCATTCCCGGAGGTGCAAAACGTAATCCTAATGCTTTTCTCGTTGCTGACCTAATTTTTACTTACATGAAACCCTTCTTCTTCAACCATTCTCCGGTCAAAGGCGTTGGAGTGTAATGCTCCCACATCTTCTTAGGGCTGCCACAAACCTCTAGGGCCTCAACAGTTTTATTCTCGACATACATTGCCCACATAGCTTCAGCCTCAAAGGGCAAAACATTTTTTGAATAAGTGCGCTCTGCACCACGACGGAT